TCAGACCATGTTGGAACTCCAGCAGCGTTCGTGGTCATAACATAGTTAGAAGTAGTTAGGAATCCAACTGTACTTGCTGTACTTACTAATCTACCATCTGCTTCAAAGTAACCCATACCATTAGGACCACTGTATCCAATACCAGTGCTTCCTCCTTGATCTGAGCGATAGTATAAACCGTTCTTAAATGTAGCGTAACCAACAACATTAAAGTTATCTTGGATTGTTACTTGACCTGATGCAGAATCAAGAACAAGTTCTCCACTATTAGTTTCAATCTTAGTACTAGAACTACCTGCACCAATCTTGATATCAGATATAGTAGCAACTCCACTAATGACAGTTAAGTTGAGTGTACTGATACCAGTTACATTTAAGTTTCTACCTTGAACTTCATCATAGTAAACATCACCAATTACATTCAAGTTACCAGCAACAAATACATCTTGCTGGAAGGTTGCTATACCAACAAAGGTAGAGAAACCAGCAAAGGTCATCTCAGTAGCAATACCAGTTTGAATCCTAGCGTTAGTAATTGCAAAGTTGGTTGCTAAACCAGCATTGATCTTAGCGTCAAGTGCATCTAGATTAGTAACATCAATTGTTGTAATTGTTGCTGCTGTACCTGTAAGGGATGTTACAACACCTACATCAATAAATGCGTTAGTTGTAATAGCAACTCTAGTCTTAAGAGTATCACTAACATACACTCCATAGTCTGTAGTTTCTAGGCGTTTTGTATTATCGTGGAAGAGCTCTACTCTAGAATCTGTTATAAAGTTAGCAAGATTCTCTCCATTTGTTTTTTGAAGAGAGATATAGTTATCAGATTGAATAATGAACTGTCCAGTTCCCTCATCTCTAATGTAACTATTATCACCTGTATGGTAGATTTTTAAATCTTGTCCATGACCAAATGTAAGATTAGCAGAGTCAGCAAAGTGACCATCAGTTGCAAATCCAACTGTACCAGCAACACCTATGACAATATCGTCAACAAATGTAGATACACCTGTTACTCTTAGATCTGCATCAATATCTACATCTGCATTGATATCAAGATCGCCACCGTATGTTGAAACACCAGTTATATTAACACGCTCAAACTGAGCAGTATCTAAAACATCAAGTCTATCTCTAGGTGATGCAGTTCCGATACCCAACTTCTGATTGGCATCAAGACGCATACCTTCAACATTATCAGTGTTAAATCTGATAGTGCCATCACTACCAGAATCATCTAGAGCAATAGAAGTGTCATTCTTCTGGAACGCATCTAACTGAATAACTGTAGCAGTTAAGATACCTAAGATGTTTACATCACCAGTGATGTTAATATCA